TGCGTCTCGCCGTCCATTCCTGCAATGGTAGCAGGCTCGATAACTTCGACCTCCTGAATGGCCGCTTCTTGAAACTTACGGCACCCGTAGCGAGCTTTGCAATATTTGCACCAATCGCCAGCACGCAAATCATCAGGCCCGGCTTCCATCTCGGCATCGAGGGCAGCGAAAAGCCATGACTCGGCAAGTTTTAACCCGTTAGCGTTGAAGTCCGCCGTTGTTGGCTTGCCTTTCATGGGCTGGACAAGCGCAACGCGCACGTCAGTCAGCTTATGCTTTTTCGCCACTAGGACGGCCAAACTCATCAACTGCGGGTTCTCGATTGCCGTGGCATGATCTCCGCGCAGGCTTTTGAAGTCGATCAAAAGACCGTGAGTGCCGGAGATATAAAGCCGGTCAAACTGCCCGGTAAATATCACGTCGGCTTTTGTGCTTTCGGTGACTTCCACAACTCCGCCAAGACGTGTTAAGCCGTAGCGTTTTTCACTTAGCATATTACCTGCATCATGGCCCCATTCAGTGATAAGACTTGAAACCTGGCATTCACACATTTCCGCCGTTTGCACAGCCTCGACGCTCGCAGTGTCTTCAGTCAGTTCGCCGGCAAGGATAGCGTGCACCTCATTGCCAATATTGGCCTCGGTAGTATCCTCCTCGACTGATGGCGCTGCAAACTCAGCTTGATGACTGCCGGGACATTCTAGCACGCGATGAAGTTTTGACGCGCTAGGCACGTTTTGGAATGGATTGACGTAGCTCATGGCTGGCCTCCTTTCACAAGCTTCACGATTGCGTCAAACTGTGCAAGGCAGCTTGTCAAAACGTCAGCGGCAGCTTCAGTCAGCGGCACAAACTCAGGATCGGCGAGGCCTTGATCTGCCATCACGCCATGAACTTCAGACCATTTAATGCCAGCCACTGCGAGCTTGGCGGCGATTTGCTCATCCTGCGATGGCGCTTTATCGCTAAGAGAAAAGGATTCCGCATCCTCATTTGTATTAAACCCAGATGTCAATGCACACTTGGGCGAGGATGCGGCCTCTGACTGAGCCAGAGATTTGTATGGCGGAGGTTGCGGACATTCCTCCGGCGTAGGAGTTTTCGGTTTGAAAAGCTTGGAGTCGGTAGCTTTTGGCGTTACATCGCGAGCCATGCCAATACGCTCGGCTTCATCTTCGTCAGTGATGCCGCTGAAACCAAACGCCACGCGAGCGCACTGAATGGTTGCTTTGTGTCTAAGCATCCGATGCTCCATCTTCCACGGGTCAGTGTTACGACGGCATTCGCCTAGGTATTCAGTAACGCTAGTTGGATGCTTGCGATCTTTGCGATGAATAAGCGCGGTGCATGAAATGAGCTTGCCGTCGTTTTCAGTAAACTGAAACTCAATGCCATCAAACTGAGGATGGTCATTCATCATACGTAGCCAGCCGTCAATGGATACGACTGGAACAATGCCGCCGCCCTTGGCAGGGAATGCGTAGATTTCCTTTGTGAGCGGATTCAATCCATACTCGTTGGCGACAATGACCAAGCTCATAAGCTCGTCGTCAGAAGCGCCTTTAAAGACGGTATTCTTGAGCGTTCCAAGCAGTTTGGCTGGATCGACGTTGAACTTGCCTGCCATGGTGGCAAGCGCAGATGGTTTAGCGGTAGTAGTAAGTTGTGATGACATAGTGGTGATGATGTGGGGTTAGATGAATGCAAGGCAGAGGATAATAACAACCAGCAGGATGCCGCCTGCAATGGCTGAGAATGTTTCGTGGTATCTGGCAAGGAGAAATCGGCGCTTTGCTTCTAGCCTGCGCTGACGTGGTGAGTTTGCGCGAATGTGATCGTCTAACTTAATCAACCACTCTGCGCGGTTGTCGGTTACACGGTCGCCCATGCCGGAGCGGAAATGGAATGAGGATAGATTATTCATTGGGTGCAAGGTATTCGATTGCGTCTAAAGCCAGTTGAATTGGAGTCCGAGCGCGCAAGGATGCTTCCCACGCTTCATTTTCACTGTAAAGCTGAATGCCGGGATCTTCGCCAGCTACGGGCCAAGACATATGACGGTCAGCGATAACCCAAGTAAGGTTATCGTCATTACGGAACTCCAAACGATAGCCGCCGTCGATTGCGTCAGGATTCTTGAGAATAAAACCGAGGTCTTCCAGCTTGGAAAACACGGCTGCAAAAAATGCACGCTTGCGAGGCGCTCCGTTGATGGCGTCAAGCCATGGAGTAAAGTCGCTCATATTGCGGCTCCTTTCCGAAGGCGTAGAGGATTGCCAGTCTTGGCCTGCTTGCGTTTAAGCAAATCTGCAATGCCATTGGTAATAAATCCCTCAGCGAGGGACTGAAGACTACAGCCTTGATTGGCTGCGTTGATGCGTAGTTGCGAGTGTAATGACTCGCTAATTTTCAGCGTTTTCATGTGATGAATTGCGCGTGTAGGATGCGGCCCCCGTTTAAATAATTAGCGAATAATCACGCCAAATGCAGTGGCGTAGCGCTCAGCGATGGCTTTAAAACGGATAATGTCGTTTCCCGTATTGGCAGCACGGCAAAGAATGTGACGAAAAGCAAGCGCGGCAGAAGCAAATGGCTCAGACGTGTAAGAATGACTAGGCTTTTCAAAAGTGTGAACTTCAAAGCCGCGTGCTGTTTTCCAAATCTGGATTGCTCCGGCTTTATATTCAGCCAAAAAATATTTAGCGCGCTTGCGTGCGGCGGGAGTGTAACAAGTAAAAGGAAGTTTCATGTGATGATGTCGTGATGACCCGACATATAAACACACGGTAGAAACTTACACAAGTAGAAATTGTAATTTATTTTTACCCGTGCCTATTTTGCCACTTAGCAAGGAAAGAACTAAGCGGATCATCACCGTGGTCATTCATGCGGCAAACGCACTTATCATGCTGGCATTCAACAAACGTGCATCCCGGCTCATGGTTCACTTTTGGCTGCGCCGTTTTGAGCCGTCGGCATTTTGCCGTTGCGTTGAAGTGCTCTGCGATGCGTTGCCAGTCGGTCATGATTTCACAATAATAGGCCCGTCACCTGTTGCAAATGCTCCGCCGCATATCTTGCGCCAACGCAATTGAGCAGCGTCCCAAAACTTCGCGCCTTTAATCAAGCGCCAGTCTTTCGGCCCATTGTAGAGCTTCCATCCAAAAGGAATTTCCATCAGTCGGCGCATTCGATAACAAGCTGAATAAACCACACAATAATCGACAAGGCCGTGCCATACACAAAGCCAAAACAATAGACGGCCAAGAAATAGAAACTGTAAGGCCAAATTGCGCGTCTCATAGCAGTTCGGCGATGGCCTCGCAAGCCGCCAACCTCCGCGCGGGATCAATCATCTTTTCGAGATCGCCAGCGTTGTCGATAAATCCAAGCTCGATGAGAAAACACGGCTGGAAAGACATCACTGCAAGCCGTGAATGCTGGCTTGCGCTTTCAGTTTTAACGCCCCGCGACTTGGTGCCAAGAGCAGCGCATAAAGCCGCGTTAATTTTTGAAGCCAGCTCTTTATTAAACTCGCCACGGTAAAACGTCTCTGTGCCATTTGCTGCCCCATTTGCAGCGTTGCAATGGATAGACAGCATAATATCGCAGCCGTATTCTTCCGCGATGCCAGCACGCTCACCCACTGGCGCGGGATCACTGCCGTTGATTCGAGTCCTGACAACCTTGTGCCCGCGAGCTTGCAAGATGACGCGCAGCTCGTTAACCCAGTCCATTGCTATCTCGGCTTCCTTTTTACCGAAGGCACAAGCGCCAGGATCATAAACGCCTGCACGACGGTTGCTCATTCCATGGCCAGGATCTAGGCATACAGCGTTCATTTAATAAACCCTCCCGTTGATAATTTTGTGATTAGTCACCTCGTAGTTGCCATCGGATTGCGTTTCCACCCATGCAAAACCGTGATTCCAACGGTTCACGATAGCGTAATCCGGCGTTAGGTCGCAAAGGCACCCAGTTGACCAACATGAAGACAGTTTTTTGTTCAGCCCAGTGCTCTCAGTATGCTCGCTAGTGCGGTGCCAATGGCCACAGATAAGCGACTCTTGCACGCGCATCCAAATGCCTCGCGCTGGATTGACTGGCGATGACATACCCTGCGGCAATTCGTGCCCGTGGTAAATCGGCAAGCTGCCAAGTCTGATAAGAGTCAGCGATGGGACAAGCTCGATCCTCGACTCATCAAACTTGAGTAA